GGCCAGCATCTGTTAAGTGGCCTAATGCAACAGTTCCGGTAAGAACTGAAACAGCAGACAAAACTGATGTTTATACGTTCTTTACTTATGATTCTGGTACGACTTGGTGGGGAAACCTTTCTCTCTATAACTTCTCATAATAAATAAATATAAAAAAGTGTGATTTATAATGAATAAACTTAAATCTCATAAAACAGTTGAGCAGATTGCAAAAAAGCATCGCCTTGATGCTTCTTTCATTCAAAAGCAACTGGATATAGGAGAACCAATCGAGCATGAACACACTAAAGATCATGATCTTGCCAGAGATATTACTCTTCAACATTTAGATGAGATTCCAGATTATTATACTCGTTTGAAAAAAATGGAAGCAGATGCCAAAAAACATCATAAAAAATTTAAAGATGTAAAAGAAGGCAATCTACATCAGTGGTTTAAAGGTTCTCGTTCTAAAGAAGGTAAACCGGGTTGGGTAAATGTTGTAACTGGTGGAACTTGTGCAAGTGATGAACCTGGAGAAGGAACTCCAAAGTGTGTTTCTTCATCAAAAAGAGCAACTATGACTCCAGCAGAAAGACGTTCTGCTGCAAGAAGAAAAAAGGCAGCAGATCCTGGACAACAACAAAAAACAGGTGCTGCAAAACCAACATATGTTTCCACAGATTCCCCAAGAAAAAAAATGAACGAAGAAACTGATAAAAAAGGAAAGGGTAGTGGTAAAAAAGATGCCTGCTATCATAAAGTAAAAGCAAGATATGATGTTTGGCCAAGTGCATATGCCTCAGGTGCTCTTGTAAAATGCCGCAAAAAAGGTGCTGCTAATTGGGGAACAAAATCGGAGGCAATGGAAGAAAAAAGATATTGTCCTCTGTGCGATAAGAGAGAAACAAGATCTGAATGTTCTTATGGAGAAAAAGCATGGGATAAAGTTTCTGTAAGAGATGAAGAGTATTCAATGGCTAGATCAGAATTGCAGACTATTCATGATGCATTAAAAAGACTTGAAATGAAGGTTGGTAAAGGTGAAGGAAATTTAGAAGCATGGGTTCAGTCAAAGATTACCAAAGCTGCAGATTATATTGATACTGCTGCAGATTATGTTAACAGTGGTGAAATGGAAGAAGCATGTTGGACTGGTTATAAGCAAGTTGGAATGAAAAAGAAAGGAAAGAAAATGGTTCCTAACTGTGTCCCAGCAAATGAAGAAGTTGAGATTGAAGAAGCAGTAAGACTTCCTGCAACTAACGGAAATATCATCTCAGTGGTATTTTCGTGGAGGGGGAAGACTTATATGAATAAGATGTTCTTCCCTCAACTGAATATGCCATCAAGAAGAGATGTTACTGATCAGATTCAAAAGGTATATCCTGGAGCAATGGTTCTCCAATACAACATTGCTGGACTTGAGCCAGGACAACCTTTGATTCAGGTATATGATCCAAAAAGATCTAAAAATTATCTTTTAAATAATGGAACTATTGGCGAAGAAAATATTGAAGAAGTTGCTGCATGGCAACGTAAAGAAGGTAAGAACAAAAGCGGTGGTTTGAATGAGAAAGGACGCAAGTCTTATGAGCGTGAAAATCCCGGAAGTGATCTGAAGGCACCTTCAAAAAAGGTTGGAAATCCCCGCAGGGCGTCGTTCTGTGCAAGAATGAAAGGTATGAAATCAAAATTAACTTCTGCTAAAACTGCTAATGATCCAGATAGCAGAATCAATAAATCCCTTAGAGCTTGGAATTGCTAATGACTGGAGCAATTAAAATTTTAGGAAACTCTCAACAATTATCAGGAATAGGAACTACAGTTTCAGATATTAATGGAGTTGGAGCACAGTATGTGTTAATTCAACATACTGGAGCTGGAAATCACTATATAATTGAAAAAACTGGTGCTGGAGTCACTGTTGGAACAGTTTATATGCCGTCTGAATCATTTTTATTAATCAAAAAAGAAAGAACTAATACTATATCTGTTAATAGTGGAAATGATATTTACGCAACTTCAGTAGTTTATCAAGGATAAAAACATTTTATGACTTGACTTAATATTATGCCCATTCAAGATATTCAACTTAAACAGGGAGATGCATATCTCTCTAATCCCAACTTAAAAAGGGCAAATACACAAATTCAATGGACTGAAGAGCAAATTATTGAGTTCTTAAAGTGCAAAGAAGATCCTGTATATTTTGCTAAGAACTATATCAAAATTGTATCTCTCGATCACGGTCTTGTTCCGTTCAAGATGTATCCGTTTCAGGAAAAACTTGTCTCTAATTTTCACAAGTATAGATTTAATATTTGCAAAATGCCCAGACAGACGGGTAAATCTACGACGTGTGTTTCTTATCTTCTTCATTATGCAGTTTTTAATGATAATGTAAATATTGCAATTCTTGCTAACAAGGCATCAACTGCGAGAGATCTTCTTCAAAGATTACAACTTGCATACGAAAACTTACCAAAGTGGATGCAACAAGGTATCTTATCTTGGAATAAAGGTTCTTTAGAATTAGAAAATGGTTCAAAAATTATCGCCGCGTCTACTTCTGCATCTGCTGTTCGTGGTGGATCGTATAATATCATCTTTTTGGACGAATTCGCGTTCATCCCAAATCACATTGCTGATGACTTTTTTGCCTCTGTTTATCCTACTATCTCGTCAGGTCAGAGTACAAAAGTAATTATTGTATCCACACCACGCGGTATGAATCACTTCTACCGTATGTGGCATGACTCTGAACGCGGTAAAAACGAATATGTACCCACAGATGTCCATTGGTCTGAAGTGCCTGGTAGAGACGAAAAATGGAAGGAGCAGACGATTGCAAACACTTCTGAGCAGCAATTTAAAGTTGAGTTTGAGTGTGAATTTTTAGGTTCTGTCAATACTCTCATCAATCCTACAAAATTAAGAAATCTTGTTTACGAAGATCCGATAAAACGTAACGCTGGATTAGATGTTCACGAGCAACCAAAAGAAGATCACAATTATCTACTCACAGTTGACGTTGCTCGCGGAATGGGTAATGATTATTCTGCATTTATAGTTTTTGATATTACAGAGTTTCCGTATAAAGTTGTAGCAAAATATCGCAATAATGAAATTAAACCAATGTTATTTCCGAGTGTAATTAATGATGTTGCTAAAGGATATAATGATGCTTGGTTGTTGATTGAAGTCAACGACATTGGAGATCAAGTAGCTAATATTCTACATTTTGATCTTGAGTATGATAATGTCCTTATGTGTGCTATGAGAGGTAGAGCTGGACAATTGGTAGGTTCTGGATTTAGTGGAAAAAAATCTCAACTTGGCGTTCGTATGACCGCTTCAGTTAAAAAATTGGGATGTTCTAATCTTAAAACTTTACTAGAAGATGACAAACTTTTAGTTTGTGATTATGATATTATTAGTGAACTGACAACATTTGCACAAAAACACAATTCTTTTGAAGCAGAAGAGGGATGTAATGATGACCTAGCAATGTGCCTTGTTATTTTTTCTTGGTTAGTTGCACAGGATTATTTTAAAGAAATGACGGATAATGATGTTCGTAAAAGAATATATGAAGAACAAAAAAATCAGATAGAACAAGATATGGCACCTTTTGGATTTATTTCAGATGGTATTAGTGATATGACAAGTTTTGTAGATCAAGATGGCGATCGTTGGCATCTTGATGAGTATGGAGATATGTCATATATGTGGGATTATAGGTAATGGATTTTGATGATCAAATTGAACTAGAGCATATATTGTTTCTTGAAAGAAAGTGTAGATCTTGTGGTAAAATAAAAAATATATTAGATGATTTTTATTTAACTCGCAAAGATAGAGGAGTTTTTCCATCGGCATACTCTTATGAGTGTAAAGAATGTACTAAAGTTAGGGTTTCAAAAAAAAGAAAAGATAAAATAAAGGATAGTAAGTGGCAATATCCAGATTGGTAAATGTTCATGGATGGTTTCCCCAATAGAACTATACATTTTCATAAATATTTTTAGAATAATTCTGGACTTGTAGGAGAACAAAGATGCCACTAAATTTAGCATCTCCTGGAATTGTAGTAAGAGAAGTTGATTTAACGGTAGGAAGAGTCAATACAGTATCACCTTCAATCGGAGCAATTGTTGCGCCTTTTGAAAGAGGTCCTGTTGGTACTCCTGCCGTCATAGAAAATGAAAATGACTTACTCAATACTTTCGGACACCCATATTCAACAGATAAGCATTATGAGCATTGGATGGTCGCATCATCCTATCTTGCTTATGGTGGAACCTTAAGAGTTGTAAGAGCGGATGACACTGGATTAAATAACGCTTCTGCTGGAACTGGATCAATAATTAAAATTAAAAGTGAGGAGCATTATAATCAGTTAGGTTATGATGAGAACACAATTTCTAATTTTACAGTAGTATCAAAAAATCCTGGCACTTGGGCAAACGGTATTAAAGTTGCTCTTATTGACGCAAAAGCAGATCAAACTTTGGGTATTAATACCTCTGGATTAGTAGTTGGTTATGGAATCACTCAAGCAATTACTTCAGTACTGCCTGGTGTGGGTTCAACAACTGTTTTAGGAGGTCATTTAAAGGGTATTATTACCGGTATTGGTGCTAGTAATATTGATATTAAAGTTCTAAGTCATGTTTCTGCGGGAGGAACGGAAACAGCAGTTGATTATCAACCAGGTGGTGTTTATTTATTTGGAACAACTGGAAATCTTTCAGTAAAAAATAATTCAAATGTTGGCGTCGCAACAACTACTGTCACTTCACAGATTGATTGGTTTAATAGTCAGTCAGTCACTCTTTCAAATGGGTCAATTGAATGGGAAACTCTTGCTCAAAGACCATCAACTTCAGCATATGCTGAAGCAAGAGGGGGAAGATTTGATGAGATTCATGTAGTAGTTATTGATGATGCTGGAACAATTACAGGTAATGCTGGAACAATTCTTGAAAAACATTTGAGTCTTTCAAAAGCAGAGGATGCAGAGTTCTCATTAGGTTCTCCATCTTATTGGAGAAAGTATCTTGCAACAAATTCCCAATACATTTTTGGTGGATCTCAACCATCAGGAACTGTTAAGACTGGATTTAATGCCGATGGATACACACCAACAACTAGTAATGCTTGGGATCAAAATGCACAGAACATCATTTTTGATGCTACTGGAGCAAACACCCTGACTCTCGCAAATGGTAAAAATTATGGCGGAAAAACTGGAATTACATCAACTGGAGCTCTTACTTCAGGTTTAGATGATATTATTAGTGGATATGGTTTATTTGAAAATACCGAAAACTTTGAAGTAGATTTTCTATTAATGGGATCTGCGAATTATGTAAAAGAACAGGCACAAGCACTGGCAAATAAACTGATTGCTGTTGCAGAATTAAGAAAAGATGCCATAGCGTTTATCTCCCCATATCGTCAAGCATTCTTGAATGATTCTTCGGTTGGAACTGTTACCGTCAATAATGACGATACAATCACTGATAATGTAATTGGATTCTACGCTCCTGTTACGTCCACAACATATGCTGTTTTTGATAGTGGATACAAATACATGTATGATCGATTCAATGATGTGTTTAGATATATTCCTTTGAATGGTGATATTGCTGGAACTTGTGCTAGAAATGACATCAATCAGTTTCCATGGTTCTCACCAGCAGGAACTTCAAGAGGTGCAATTTTAAACGCAGTTAAACTTTCCTATAATCCAGGTAAAGTTCAGAGAGACAAACTCTATTCTAATAGAGTTAATCCTGTCATCTTCTCACCTGGAGATGGTATTATTCTGTTTGGTGATAAAACTGGATTTGGCAAATCATCGGCATTTGATAGAATTAATGTTCGTAGACTCTTCATTTATCTTGAAGATGCAATTGCTGCTGCTGCCAAAGATCAACTCTTCGAATTCAACGATGAAATCACAAGAACAAACTTTGTAAATATTGTTGAACCATTCCTTCGTGATGTACAATCAAAACGTGGTATTTTTGATTATGTTGTTGTTTGTGATGAAACGAATAATACTGCTGCGGTGATCGACAACAATGAATTTGTTGCTGACATTTATATTAAACCAGCAAGATCAATTAACTTCATTGGTCTTACCTTTATTGCCACCAGAACTGGTGTTTCTTTTGAAGAAGTAATCGGAAACGTTTAATTAATTTAGAGGTCTCAAACTATGGCAACTAGAAATCAACTAAATCCACCCCCTTTAAGGAAGATTACCGACTTCAAGAGCAAGCTTACAGGTGGTGGCGCCCGCTCTAATCTTTTTGAAATTGTAGTGAACTTTCCAGATGCTGCTCAACCAGGATCTGTAGTTCTAGACAAAATTAGATTTTTGGCAAAAGCTGCTCAACTTCCAGCATCGAATGTAGCATCTATTGATGTTCCTTTTAGAGGAAGAATTCTTAAAATTGCTGGGGATAGAACCTTTGATAGTTGGACAATTACTGTCATCAATGACACTGACTTTGCTATTCGTTCTGCTTTTGAAAAGTGGATGAATACAATTAATAAAGTTTCCGACAATACTGGTTTGACAGATCCTGCACTATATCAAGCTGATGCTTATGTGTATCAACTTGATCGTAATGGCGGCGTTCTTCGCCAATATCATTTTTATGATATTTTTCCAACTCAAGTCGGAGCTATTGAACTTTCTTATGATACAACTGGGGCAATTCAAGAATTCCCTGTTGAAATGCAAGTTCAATGGTGGGAAGCAGTCAGAGGTAATGCTCCCGGATCTGGTGGAGAAGACATCAACTAAATAGTATATAATAAGAATTTAAACTTTATAATATGGCAAAACTTTTTGGTTTTTCTATTGAGGATACAAATCCAAAATCGCCTTCAATAGTATCCCCCGTTCCTCAAACTAATGAGGACGGGGTTGATAATTATATTGCAAGTGGATTTTATGGACAATATCTTGATATTGAAGGTGTTTATCGATCTGAACATGATTTAATTAAAAGATATAGAGAAATGTCATTACACCCAGAGTGTGATAATGCCATTGAAGACGTTATTAATGAAGCAATCGTCAGTGACTCATACGATTCCCCTGTAGAAATAGAGTTATCGAATTTAAACGCAAGTGACAAATTAAAAACAAAAATAAGAGAAGAATTTAAATATATTAAAGAAATTTTAGATTTTGATAAAAAATCTCATGAAATTTTTAGAAACTGGTATGTTGATGGAAGATTATTTTATCTCAAAATAATTGATGTAAAAAATCCTCAAGATGGAATTCAAGAGTTGAGATTCATTGATCCAATGAAGATGAGATATATTCGTCAAGAGAAAAAAACAAATGCAAAGGATATTAGAAATTTAAATAGATCTGTTAGTGAACAAAAAGTATTTTCTCCAGAAATTGAAGAATATTTTCTTTATACTCCGACTCCAAATTATCCAACAGGACTAATATCAGGTGCTGGGGCACAAAAAGGAGCAGTAAAAATTGCAAGAGATTCTATAACATATGTAACTTCTGGATTGGTTGATAGAAATAAAGGTACAGTTCTTTCATATCTCCATAAAGCAATCAAAGCACTCAATCAACTTAGAATGATCGAGGATTCTTTGGTAATTTACAGGCTTTCCAGAGCACCAGAACGCCGTATTTTTTATATTGATGTTGGTAATCTTCCAAAAGTAAAAGCAGAACAATACCTCAAAGAGGTTATGTCTCGATATAGAAATAAATTAGTTTATGATGCAGGAACTGGTGAAATTCGTGATGATCGTAAGTTTATGAGCATGCTTGAAGATTTCTGGCTTCCAAGAAGAGAAGGTGGTAGAGGAACTGAAATTACCACTCTTCCCGGTGGTCAAAATCTTGGAGAACTTGCGGATATTGAATACTTCCAGAAAAAACTTTATAGAGCACTTGGAGTTCCGGAATCAAGAATTGCATCTGATGGTGGATTTAATTTAGGTCGTTCTTCAGAAATCTTGAGAGATGAACTTAAGTTTTCAAAATTTGTTGGAAGATTAAGAAAGCGTTTTGCGAATATGTTCAATGACATGCTTCGCACTCAATTAATTTTAAAAAATATTGTTTCTCCGGAAGATTGGGAAACTATGAGTGATCATATTCAGTATGATTTTCTTTATGATAATCACTTTGCAGAATTGAAAGAATCAGAACTTTTAAATAATAGACTTGCATCATTAGCAACAATTGAACCATATATTGGAAAGTATTATTCTACTGAGTATATTCGTAAAAAAATTCTTCACCAAACTGATTCAGAGATTATTGAAATTGATGAACAAATTGAAGATGAAATTAAAAAGGGAATAATTCCCGATCCATCTCAAATTGATCCGGTTACTGGAGAGCCTCTTCAACAACCCACTGATCAAATGACTGGTTATGGAAATGAAGGTATGGGACAAGATGGTATGACAATGGGAGAAGTTCCACAAGAACCTTCTCTTGATCAGCAGTCGGTTAATATGGAAAAACAATTAAAAAGAGACGCCAAAAAGGCAGAGATATAAATAAATCATAGACATACATTAAATTTTTATGGAAGATATTATCGATTTGATTGCAACAGATGCATCTCCTGCTGAAATTTCCAATGGTATTAAAAACGCATTGTACACTAAAGCAGCAGAAAGAGTAAATGCAGCACGACCTTTAATTGCATCATCAATGTTTGGTGAAAATGAAGCAAGCGAAGAAGAGTACACAGAGGATCAAGAATAATGGCGATTAAAATTGTTCAGGATGTTCAAATACCCAGAATAACTCCTGCAGTTGGTGTTGCGTCCACAAGTATCGCAATTTCATTAAAAACTGGATATTTGAGAATTACTATCGGTTCAACTGGAAATATTGCTGGTGGATATGTTGCAATTGGAACTAATCCAGTTGTGAATAGAAATTGTTTTCATATTGTTCCATATAGTACGGATATTATTAAAGAAACTTTGAGAAATCAAAGAATAGTAGGAGTCACTACTGGAACAACAACAACATTAAATTTTGGACAAAATAATGGAAACACATTTGCATCAACAGATTATGTAACGGTATCTGGGGCAGCTTCGGCAGGTATTAACACAACACACGTATCTATAGTTTCTTCCGGTGATGACTCAATTACCATTGCCCATAATAGCTCATCTGTTACATCGCCAGACATTAGTGGAGCAATCGTTTCAAGAAGTGTTAAGGTTGCTTGTTTAACAGATGACCCCAACAGCTTTTTTAATATTTCAGAAGTAGTCACTCTAATTTCCGAGTAAAAAAAATGAAACTCATCACAGAAGAAGTCTCACAAGTAAAATTTATTACTGAAAAAGTAAACGGCAAGTCAACAATGTTTATTGAAGGTATTTTCCTTCAGGGAGATATTTGTAATCGTAACGGAAGAATGTATCCTATGGATACTCTTTCACGTGAAGTGAAGAGATATAATGAAACTTTTGTTTGTAAAGGTCGTGCTCTTGGTGAGCTTGGACATCCAGATGGTCCAACCGTAAATCTTGACCGTGTATCTCATAAAATTGTTTCGTTAGAACAAAACGGAACAAACTTTAGAGGAAAAGCACAACTTCTTGAAACTCCAATGGGTAAGATTGCCAAATCTTTATTAGAATCTGGTGTATGTCTTGGTGTTTCTTCTCGTGGTGTTGGTTCACTTAAAATGACTAATGAAGGCCATAAAATTGTCGGTGAAGATTTTATGCTCGCAACTGCGGCTGATATTGTTGCCGATCCTTCTGCTCCTGATGCATTTGTTCAGGGAATTATGGAAGGTAAAGAATGGGTTTGGGATGGGGGAATTCTTCGTGAAAAACTTGCAGAATCAACAAAACGTAGAATTAACACATTAGTTGATAGTAGAAAACTACAGGAACATAAAGTTCAATTGTTTCAAGATTTTCTTTCAAATCTTTGATTTAATAAATAAATATAGATTATAACACAATCAATCTAAAAATGTCCGTTGGTAGAAATTTACAAGAAATGGAAAACGTAGTAACCAAAGGAGCTGCAGCTGCCGAACCAATGCACAATGTTTCACAAAATGCTTCGGGAGTTTTAACTCCTGGACAAAGTGGTGCTTGGGAAGATCTCGGCGGTCCTACTCCCGAAAATTATCGTCCAGATGACGATTCAGCAAAACTGGAAACTCCAGGAAAAACTCTTGCTCAAGTTAAAAATGTTGTAAATGCGAAAGCAGCAGCAGCTGCAGAACCGATGCACGCAATGGCTAAAGAGGAAGTTGAAGAAGACGAAGAACTTCTAGAAGCTGCTGAGGAAGAAGAGGAAGAAGAGGAAGGTGGTAAAAAGCATTCCAAGAAAAAAGTAGCAGAAACTAAAAAAGAAGAAGAAGAAGAAGAAGAGGAAGAGGAAGAAGAGGGTGGTAAGAAGAAAAAGAAAATGGAAGAAGAGTTTGACATCGAAGAAGATGTTAATGCTCTCTTGGAAGGTGAAGAACTTTCTGAGGAATTCCAAGAGAAAGCACGTACCATCTTTGAAGCAGCAATTAAATCTAAAGTTGCTGAGATTAAAGAGTCACTCCAAGAGTCTTATGAATCCACTCTTGTAGAAGAAATTAGTTCCATTAAATCAGAACTTACTGACCGTCTTGATGCATACCTTGAGTATGTCGCTGATGAGTGGATTCAAGAGAATGCACTTGCAGTTGAACACGGTCTCAAGACTGAAATGACTGAATCATTCCTTCAAGGAATGAAGAGTCTTTTTGAAGATCATTATGTAACAATCCCTGAAGATAGATATGATGTAATCGAGAGCATGGTAGATAAACTTGATGAAATGGAAGAAAAACTCAACGAGCAAATCGAAAGAAATGTTGCTCTTAATAGAAGATTAGCAGAGTCAGTTGCTGATGTAATCTTTGCAGAAGTCGCTGAGGGTCTTGCACTTTCTCAGAAAGACAAACTCGCTTCTCTTGCTGAAAATGTTGAGTTTGAAAGTGAAGCAGACTATCGTGAGAAGCTAGTAACGTTGAGGGAATCATATTTTCCAATCAACGCTGGTACTCAACAAAGAGACACCTCAGACACAATTTCTGAAGAGACAACAACTGAATCAATTTCAGTTTCTCCATTAATGGAATCGTATCTTCAGACTCTGAGTAGAGTTTCTAAAAAGTGATTTATAGATCATAAAATTCAAACTAACTTTTTTAAAGAGGTAAAATCCAATGCAAATGTTCAATGCAGAACAATTGCAGGAGAAGTGGGCACCAATCCTCGACTATGAGGGTCTTGATCCAATCAAAGATTCACATCGTAGAGCGGTAACTGCTATCCTGCTAGAAAACCAAGAGAAAGAACTTCGTGAAGAGCGTTCTTTCCTTTCGGAAGCAACTCCAACCGTCAACACAAATACCGGTGCCAATGCAGGTTTCTCTGCTAGTGCATCAACTCCTGTTGCTGGTTTCGATCCCGTTCTGATCTCACTGATCAGACGTGCAATGCCTAACCTGGTCGCTTATGACCTTGCCGGCGTTCAACCAATGAACGGTCCTACTGGATTGATCTTCGCAATGCGTTCGAAGTACAAGACTATGGGTGGAACGGAAGCTCTGTTTGGCGAAGCAGACACCGCATTCTCAGGTCAAGATAATGGTTTCAACCTTACCAACGGATTCACCAGTGGTGCTGTTGGTATGGGTACTACCTCACAGCAAGGTAGTAATCCTGGTCTTCTTAATCCTGAATCAGGTCAAACCGCTACTACCTACAACGTAGGTCAGGGCATGAGAACCGACGATGCTGAAGCACTCGGCGGCGCAGGCACTGATCAATTCAACGAGATGGCATTCTCGATCGAGAAAGTCACCGTTACTGCTAAGTCAAGAGCTCTGAAAGCTGAGTACACCTTAGAACTCGCACAAGACCTCAAGGCTATCCACGGTCTGAATGCAGAAGCTGAGCTTGCTAATATCCTTAGCACTGAGATTCTTGCTGAAATCAACCGCGAAGTTATTCGTACCATCTATCGCGTTGCTGAGTCTGGTGCTCAGACTAACGTTGCTTCTGCTGGTATTTTTGACCTTGACGTTGACTCCAACGGTCGTTGGTCGGTTGAGAAGTTCAAGGGTCTTATCTTCCAAATCGAGCGCGATGCCAACGCTATCGCACAAAGAACTCGTAGAGGGAAGGGTAACATGATCCTCTGCTCCGCTGATGTTGCTTCGGCACTCACAATGGCAGGCGTTCTTGATTACACCCCTGCACTCAACGCTAACCTTAACGTTGATGATACTGGTAACACTTTTGCTGGTGTTCTGCAAGGTAAGTATCGCGTCTATATTGACCCATATGCTGCCAACGTTGCTGCTAATCAGTACTATGTTGTTGGTTATAAGGGTTCCTCACCTTATGACGCTGGACTCTTCTACTGTCCATATGTTCCTCTCCAAATGGTACGTGCCGTTGGTCAGGACACCTTCCAGCCCAAGATTGGATTTAAGACCAGATATGGTCTTGTTGCCAACCCATTTGCTGAAGGTACTGATGTTGGTCAGGGTCTTCTCACTGTTAATAAGAACCGCTACTACAGAAGAGTACGTGTCGATAATTTAATGTGATCTAAATTCACATATTTTCAGAGGGTTCTTCGGAACCCTCTTTTTTTATCTAAATAAAAATAAAAGACTTATGAAGTCCTTTAAGCAGTTTTGTAAAGAAGCAAGTATTCAAGAACTTTTTGGATTTGAAATGCCCAAATTATCAGCACCAAAACCTTCTACTGAAGTTCTTGCATATAAGAATTATAAACCAGGAGTCCTTGACAAATCAACTGGTAAATTTACTCAAAGAGCACACACTGCTACCGAAAAGGATAGATATGGATGGAAACCAGTAAAAGCAAGCTCATATAGTAAAGCAGACACTCCAGGATCTTTAACTGCAAGTGGTCATAAATTTGATGATACTCAAAGATTAGTTGCAGTGCCTTACAAATCTAAAACAAGTTCTAAACCATCAACTCCATTTGGAACTAAACTCGATTTAACTACAAAACCAGTAGGAAAAGAAACAAAAGTTGCAAAGACTTCTGTTCAGGATACTGGTAATTTTGGACCCGCTGGTGATTATAACAAATCAACTGGTATGGATTTAAGTTTAAGAACAGCAAAGGATTTGGCACCAGTATCATCATCCAGAGAATGGGGAAAAAGACAGATTTATGTAAGAACTGCTCCAACAACACCATCTTTGGCAAAAGTATCCCCATCTAAAAAATAAAATGGCATCGGCGTGTAATTTTCCAGGACAAATCACAAATAGAAACTTTTTATCTCCAGCAGGTTTTAAGTTTAATATTGCAAAAGATCCTAAAATATCATTTTTTTGTAACAGTGCTAGAATACCTGAAATTAATTTAGCACTTGCATTACAACCATCTTATCTAAAAGATATTGATGTTCCTGGAGAAAAATTAACTTATGGAGATTTAACGATTCGATTTTTAATTGATGAAAACCTTGAAAATTATATGGCAGTTCATAATTGGTTAACTGGACTTGGATTTCCAGAAACAACAGAGCAATATCGGGATTTAATTACTGATGTTAAAGGATTGCTTGATCCAAAAGAAGCATTTAGTGATGGAACTTTAAGAGTATTAAACTCTAATTTTAAAGATGCAGCTATTGTAAAGTTCAAAGATATGTTTCCATATTCTTTATCATCACTTGAGTTTGATGCAACAATTACTGACGTTCAGTACTTTACAGCAGAGGCATCTTTCAAGTATACTATCTACAATATCTTAGGAACAGACAATAAACCTTTATGAATCTTGATGAAATTAGTGAAATGTGGCAAAGAGATTCTGTCATCGATCCTGATAATTTACACGATGAATCTTTAAAAATACCTCAACTCCATTCTAAGTATTATACTTTATATAATACAATTACTTTGTTGCGTGAGAAAGCAAGAGAGACTTACAATAGAGTTAAGTTAGAGCGTTATAATTATTATACAGGAAAGGCACCAGCAGAGGTTTATGAGGAAGAACCATTTCCTTATAAAGTAAGAGATAAAGAGGCGTTACAGAGGCATATGGATGCCGATGAGAGATTGAACAAAGTAGATCTAAAAATTAGGTATTACGATATTATGCTTAAGTTTCTTGAGGAAATTATTAAATGTATATCAAACAGAACATTTCAAATCAAGAATGCTCTGGAATGGCATCGGTTCCAGGCAGGGTTTAATTAATCAAATAAATACTCATAACTGATATGTTATGAATGTCCCATTTGATTATCTCAAAGAAGAATGAGGTATATCTTCAAGTTGAGGCAGAACCACACGTCTATTATGAGTTAAGAGACGCATTTCAATTTGAAGTACCAAATGCTAAGTTTGCTCCCGCCTACAAAAACAAGTGGTGGGACGGATTTATCTACCTGTTTAATGTGAATACAAGAGAAATATATGTTGGTTTATTGGATAAACTCATAAGGTTCTGTGAGCAGCACAATTATACTTATGAGTTTCGAAATAACAAGTATTACGGTCTTCCTTTTGAGGTAAATGAACATATCTCAAAAGAAGGTGTAAAAGATTATATGATTTCTATTTGTAAGTATGCTCCCCGCGAGTACCAAGTTGAGGGAGTATACGACGCTTTAAAACATAATCGAAAGTTGTTGATATCTCCAACTGCTTCTGGAAAGTCCTTGATGATATACTCGATTGTGAGATATTACGTTGAGAAAGGACAAAATACTCTGATAGTCGTTCCGACGACATCCCTTGTAGAGCAGATGTATAAAGACTTTGCAGATTATGG